TTGGCTGCTGCTTTTAGCTGTGCTATTGTGTAAGCACTGTAGTCAACAGTATTTGCCGCCGCTGCTGCCCGGCTTGTTATTCCCCCGCCTGAGTTTTCTGATCTGTATCACTTGTGGCTTCTGTCACGGTATATTTCAACAGAGCATGTGCCTTTGTGGAAGTAACACCACCATCCGCGATAGCATATCCACAATAATCAGTGTTTCTGGCTTTTACATGATCCTCAGTCATTACTGTGAGATCTTTGTTTACGTTTGCCTGATAGCCTACATATGGACTGGACATCAGGACTTCACCGTCCTCCATGGAATCATCCTGTTTTACCATCATTCCAAGCACTCTAAATACACCGGATTCAGATGGATCCGGAATGAAAATCGGTTTTCCATTTTTATCTGTTACATTTGCCAGTTCACTCCAAATAGTGGTGGAATTTGCATAAATTTTAAGCTCATTCGCCCCAACTTTTACCTTTGCTCTCGCATTGGTCAAATCCTGGTATGCAAGCTTTCCCTTCTCATAAGTTGTAATCTGTGGAGTCTTATCTTCCTTTTCCAGAGCTGTAACTACCCCCAAAGGTTCTGGCTTGAACTGATCGCTTGCACTTGGCTTTCCTTTACCATGGGTTACTCCATATCCAAGCCCTGCACCAATTTTTCTTGCCAGTTTCCGCTGAATATAATTAATAAAATCATCAATTGCCATCTCTTTCAGTTTCCAGGAAATGGTTACGCATCTGGATAATTCACAGCCATTCAGTGCGAGCTCCTTCAGTGTATCTTTTCCATCTGCAGTTACGTCTGCCTCTTCGTACCATTCGGCAGCAGTGGATTCATCTCCAATCGGAACATTGTAGTTTCCTTTGACATAGGTTTTCTGAATATCGTTCCAGTACGGATACAGCTCTTCTACCATATCCCAGATACCGTCAGCTACTGTTTTTGGAATAACCACTCCAGTATTTTCAGTTGTATGGGTATATGCATTTGCTTTTTCCATGATCTCTGTTTCTTTTGCAGTAAGAGTTTTCCCCATCATGGTTTTAGCCCATGCCATTTTATAAGCATCAGTACTATGCTGATCATTCTCTAAGCTGCCAGCAGTTTCCTGAACAAAACTCATTTTCGCAGTGGCCTCTCCACCACTTGCAGCAGCCGCTGCTACGGAATCATTCAGATCCTGGACGTTGAATGCACGCTGGTTACCTTCCAGGGCTTTTGCAGTTGCCATTGCTTCTGCAGTCTTGTCCCACTCTTCATCCAGAGCTTTTGCCTCTTCCATTTTTGCATTTGCTTCATCCAGTTTTCCTTCATTGATAAGACCGTTAGCCTCTGTGATAAGGTTTTTACGACTTTCTGTGTACTCGTTATAAGTCATCTCTCATTCCTCCTGTTAATCCATTAATTTTCTTTCAGCCAAAGATAATAATTCAGCTCTTGCCCTGGCTATTTTTACAGCTTTTTCTTTCTCTGTGCCATCCCCTGTATCAGCTTCCATCATAGCTTTTACTTTCGCCATCTGCTCAGATGATGGCAAGTGGAAATTTACGGCAGCAACGAAAGGTTGCTTTTCTTCCGGCTCCTGAAACATCACCTTGTCAATTAACCCTCGTTCTTTCGCCTGTTCAGCAGTAAGCCAGGTTTCATTTTCCATCATTTCCAATGCGTCCGACTCGGACATTCCAGTCTTTGCAGTGTATGCTGTGCACAATGCCTGATCGGCAGTTCTAAGAACTTCTGCCATGTGCTCCATATCACTGTGATTTCCCCTGGCTCCTGAAGATACACAATGCACCATCATGAGTGCCGTTGGAGACATTTCACAGTAAGCGGCACATGCCACTATAGAAGCAGCACTGCAAGCCTCCCCCATAATGTATATACGCATATCATGTTTTTCCGCAGCGCTCCTGAGTAAGGTATAAATCTCAGATCCAACATCGATTATTCCGCCTGGGGAATTGATATATACCTCAATCTCATCTCCTGGGACTGCTGCCGATAAAACCTTCATTACGTCTCTCGGACATGTACTGTCTTCGCCAAACCAGTCATAATACCATTTATAGTCATTTGGTATCATTGCTCCTCTGACATCAATTCTATGTTTCAACTTTCTTTTCACCTCCATGCATCTCTATATAAGCAGCTTTTAACAACTGCCCCATTAATCCTGCCATTTCGCGGTAATTTTCACCGTTCATTTTGTTAAGCATACTTTCCAGCATGTCCACCACCTGGGTATCCAGTCTCCTGATTGGCTTATCTTCGCCCTCAATAGGTGCCAGATTCAAGATTGCACGCCATTCATTGGGTGTCATTGCTCCTCGATCCACCATGGACTGAAATGCAAGTTTGGTACTCATGCTTGCACACTGGAGGTTGCTGGACTCATATGTTATGTAATTTCCACAGCCTCTCTCTCTTGGTGAAAAGAGCTTTGTTGTAAGCTCTTTCCCAAGCTGTATTGCAACCGGTTCAATTTCCGCCTCATAATATGCTGTCCACTGATCTTCATTCCAATCTGACTGCACAATATGTTTGTTGGTGTTAAAGAAAGAATAAATCCGGTCTGTGATCCGGTCCATCTGTGACGCATTCGGAACATAGTCCTTTGCTTCAATCTGTTTTGCGTCGACCTTAGCATCCACACCAGCTGCTCCGAAAGTATCCGTTTCAATAGCAAGATAATTCTTTACAAACTGTTCTACATTGGTTTTTACATCTTCCGGACGCATGGAACTGGTAAATTTCAGCAGCCAGCGGATAATTCCGGAATTTTTAATTGCCTTCACAATTCCCTGGTCTATGTATCCAACACACTCCATTAGCTGAGCCAGCGCCGGTGCCGGATTTTCTCCGAAGATATCATTCCCCTCATAATCCTGGCGCAAGTGGATAATATCCGAATACCGAAAGGTACCCGTTTTTCCATTCTTGTAAGTGAATTTCAGAAAAAGTTCTTCTGCAGTCCCATATATCGCTTCCACCATTGTTGCCGGAATCGGATACATCTGCTCTGCATATCCATTCTCATCTCGAACGATCAGTGCAAAAGCATTGTTGCTAAGGCATAGCTGATTCGCAAGCTTTTCCTGGAACATCTGCCCTGTCATATAAGGATTCGGGTTACTTAAAAGCATCTTTATACTGGTTTTGGGGTTTACCTTTAACCCTTTTTCGTTTTCCTGTATATGTTTTGCCACAAGTTTTCCGATAGCTTTCACCTTTGGACGAATGCATGCCCGGATGATATCACTGTCATATAATTTTCCATTCCAGGAATAATAATGTTCGCCCCAGGTTGTCACCATCTTGTACTGTTCACTTGTATTAGGCTTATCTGCGGTAGGTTCCCTCCCTCGATTTTTGTTTCTGTTCCAAAATGCCATATATACCTCCTGCTTAAATCAAGCTTATATACTCATCAAATTTATCTCTAAGGACTACGTAGCCATCAACCAACGCCATAGTTCCATCAATTCTTTTTCTTGGATCATCTGTTTTTACAGGCTGAATATTTCCATTTATGTCAGTCCTTACCGCCGTATTTGCCAGGCACATTTTGTCAATTGGATTGTTATCGTAAACGACCTTCTTGGCACTCAGATCCGCCTTTAACTCTTTCATGGGCTGAGAAAGAGTTGCAACGCCCTGCCGGATTGGTATCATTGCAGATTTTCCAAAAGCAGCTTCGAACTCTCGCAAAAGTGAATCATCAATATGCCATGGATCATAACCTATCGCCATCATGTAAATATCCTCTTTTTCCTGTATTTCCAGATACCAGTCTAAGATTACCTTCTTATTCACCTTATAGGTATCAACCGTTCTCAGCAGTCCCTGTTCTTTCCACAAGGTGTATGGTGCATTGTCACGTCCTTGTCTTCTTCCGGAGTTTTCATATTCATCCAATACACGCTGTGGAAGCCAGTACATCTGCTTAACATAAATCTTTTCATCACCCTTGCGCATGCAAAGTACCTTCGCTGCATTCAGATCCACACAATCAGCTGCATCAAACCCGCCAATTCCATACCGGAATTTTTTATCCCCAATTCGTTCTTCATTATTGAGATCTTCCCAACGGAGCCATGCAGTTTCCGCAGTCTGTTTAAGATTAAAGTCTTTTACAAGAACTGTTGGTTTGAATGTAGGATCATCTTTTGCTTTCTGCACCATTTGCCGGAGATAATCGTAAGATTTGATCGGACCAAGGCCAGGATTTGCCTTTTCCCAGCATTCTTCTTTATCCCATTCTTCTCTGTCATCAAGTTCATAAATAAACGGAATAAATCTATTATTCTGTATTTTTCCCTCCAGGATTCCTGCTGCATAGTCATACTGTGCGTCAAATATTCCGTTTCTGATAAATCCGTTTGTTGTAATACAAAAAAGCAACGGTTGCCGTCTGGCTCCCATTGCCTGTTTTACCAAATCATAGATATCTCTGTTTTTTATAGCAGCAAGTTCATCAATAACCCCACCATGAACATCAAGTCCATCAAGGCTGTTGGTGTTACTTGCCAATGCTTTTATAAATCCAAAATTCTGTTTAAAATAAAGGTCGCTTGCTCTCTTTTTGATATGCTTGCTTAACAAGGGACTTTGCTGAACCATTTTGTAGCATGCAGTAAATCCAAGAGCTGCCTGATCGCGCATGGTTGCCACATTGTAAATCTGCGGAGCACCTTCCCGATCATTTACTAAAAGATCAATTTCCACAGATGCAGTTTCCGTTGTTTTACCGTTTTTTCGACCTTCAACAATCAAACATTCATTGTACTGGCGAAGGTTATTGTCATCTACAAATCCATATATTGCCTGAAACCTGGCTTTCTGAAATAACTCCAACTTTAAAGGAGCTCCAATCCTGCCAGATGGAATCTTACAAAATCTTTCGATAAAATCCGTGTGACGTTTTGCAATATCATAGTCAAAATGAAATTCCCCTGGAGAGTAATACTGTTCAAGGAGCATGTCTGCAACTCTTTTCATTTTTTCACAGGCTACAATCTTACCATCCAAAAGGCCGGTGAAATACTGCTCAAATTCCGTCATTTACCCACCGCCCGTCAGAAAGTCTATGAGCTCATCACTCTTGGTCTGTCCTCCTGCTTTTTGAAGCATATCGTCTAGCTGTTTCACGTAAGAAAGATAATTTTTTGCCAGGTTATTATAGATTTCAACCTCACTGCACTTTTTAATCCCCTTCTGATTCGCCCCATTCTGGTACTCTTCCGTGTATCCTTTCAGGTTGATAATGTGCTCTAATTCCATCATGGAAACAGCCATAAACGCTGCAGAATTCATAAGCGATTCCGCATTTTTCTTACGCTTCAAATCCAGATCTTTGTAAATTGATTTTATTTTTTTCAGTTCTTTTTTAATCATTGCTTCTTTATTCAAGAGTTCCCCTGTTTCGGCAAAAATCGGGTTATTTTTCTGCAACGTTCTCACCTCCTACTACACCGGTCACGCGATTTCTTCGTGCGTAAAAATTAATCTCCCCTCCCGGTTCGTGTTCCCCTATGCCCTAATCGTTTTTAGGGGGGCCTAGCACCAGATTGCCCTGTGAATCAAAGGTATATTCAACTAAACCTGGAACAGCTGCTGCCCCATGTTCTGCATTATGGCAAGCATGGCAGTCATATTTCAGATTGCCAAAGCCCATGCTGATGTCTGGATCATTGATGTTCTCTGGAGTAAGATGTATCTTGTGGTGCACAATATATCCAGGCGCTTCATGGCAAGACTCACACATTCCACCATCAATGGATTTTCGGTAAGCTATGTAAGCAGTTCTGCACTTCTGCCACTGTTTTGATTGATAAAATGCTTTTGCAAATTCTCTTGCCATGCTTGTCCTTCCTTTCTGCTGCATAAAAAGAACATCCAGTATTCAACCGGATGTTCTTAGAAAAATATGTATGAGTCGATATCGTACCATTATATCGGCGGCACAACCGAATCTGAACCGGCGGAATCGAACCACCGACACACTGGTTATAAGCCAGCTGCTCTACCACTGAGCTATGTTCCGGGTTTGCAATCCATACGTGCCGCTATACCAATCGCATGGAGGTTTCCAGGTTCTTCCCTGATTCTTTTTATTTACGTCTGCAACATTATTTAAGAAATCTCATTCCTACCCTCGAAGTACACAGACAGTGTTGCGGCACTTGCATCTTCATCACTCATTAAGGAGAGTTTTGATTTTTCAATACAACTGCCAGGCATTTTACCTGGCAATCATACTTACTTAATCTGTGGGGTTTACTTGAACCGAACAGTGTTCTTTATCCACTTGGTTCAGTTTACATTATTACATATTAAATCGTGACATGTGTGACATTCGTGACATTTTTTATTTTTTTCTTAAAAATCTTTCGAATTCTTTTTTCACAGAATTCTCTGTAGCTTTAGGTCCCAGCTTTCGTGCCACCTGCTGCCAGGTCAATCCATCAAACAGCTTCCACTTGATGATTCTTTGCATTCTCATTGGGATCCTATTCATCCACTGCTCCACGTCTCGTTTTATCCTGTTTGCGTTTTCTTTTCTTTCTTTCAGGAGTTTTTCCTCTTCATCCATGAGATTTCTATCTTTCATGGTTTCTCGCGTTCCCTGGATCCGAAAGTTCTGCGGCTGGTAAGGAAATTCAGGATTACTGCCCCGGACAGAATCCTGAGTTACTTCTTTCCTTTTCCTCAACCTTTGAATCTCCACTTCCGTCTCCTTGATCAGTGCACAAGCATCTATGTACTGTTCCAGAATTCTCTTGTCCATTGGTCTCACCTCCCACGATTCTGTCAATTCGTTCAAATTCAATTACCCATACCCATGGATTTGCTTCCCAGCCGTAACGGTTAAGATCATTTTTCTTGACAGTGCCATTCCATAGGCTTTTCCATTCAGCCATTGCCATTTCCGTATCTCCAGCATGAACTGCCATGGAAGAAAGTCCCTCGTTACGAATTTCGGTTATTGTTATATCCTGCAGTGGTTCTAATTTTACGTTTTTGACCACAAGAAAAATGCGTGCTGCTTTTCTTGGCATATGAATTGATGGATGCCATCTTTCAAATGGCTCTTCATATTCTTGAAATGATGCTTTATATCCATAACATCCATATTCTCTTCGATCTGGATGATAGATCCGGTCCGTTTCCTTATCACAGCATCCCTCTTCTGTATCCATACCACAATCCCAGCATGGACACCAACACCAGGTTTCTCTCACCCATAATATATCTCCAGGTTGATATGGTGGACTCAAATTCGTATAGCCATCCACAAATCCCTGAACATCTGGCATATAGCCGCCCCAAATACATTGGAACATCAAATTTCCATTTTGTGTTTCTTCCTCAATTCTGTATGTTTCTTTTGGAACTTTCTTTGCGATTCTCCTGGTACATGTCTTCCTACCGTCCAATATAGCCCGGATCATTTCTGTGTTAAAAAGGATTGGTAGTATTCTGCTCATTTTGTCAATTCTCCTTATACGGTTCAGGAAATGGTTTCCAGGCAATCACAGTTCCTCCAAGCACTTTCGCTATCATTTTCCACTTTCCATCAATTGTGTATGTTGCTTCTGTAACTCTTGTTCCATCTGGATATTCAACTGTTACAAGAACCTCATCGGATCTCTTTTCAAGCATTGCATTGCTCCAATGTTCTGTGCCTTTCCATTTTGCAAATATAGAATTATGTTCTTCTGGCATTTTCTCAGTAACCGGGATCCACCGTTCCACTTCATCTGTATTTCTGGGATTGTCCTGCGGAAGATCATTAATAGCTTTTTCAATGCAATCATAGCAAAAATTTACAATGTCTCTCGTTGGTTTATCCTCGTAACATCTTAGGCTAGTTTCTCTGTCTTCCTGGATTTCTCTCATAACATGGTTCTTCGATAAACGTTCCATTACTTCTCTGCCTCCTGTAATAATTCTGGATTGTCGAAAATGTTTCCCACTATTTCAACTTGAAATATCGCATCCTCGTCAATCGCGTACAACTCATTACAAACTTTTCCGCCTATATACCATGTTCCACGAGTAAAAACTATTTTTCCAGTGCTTAATTCCTTTTTTTCATAGTACCGATTTTCATAAATTACAAGTACAATATCATTTTCCCAGATTTTCTTCCCATTCTTGTCGCAAAGTCCTGTGAACTGGCAGAGTGTTTCTGGTTCGATTTCAATCTGTACAATTTGATTTGGGAGTCCCCAGTCGGTCATCCTCTCTTGCAAAATATAGTGATGTTCTGGTACTGGTTTCCGTTCATAGTCCTCTTTAAAACAATATGTTGTTTCAGACATTTTGTAATAATATCCCTCAACCCATTCGCCGTTATCAATACATTTGCCACGGAAAAGAATTTCTCTCACTCGGATACCCCCTCTTCAATTTTTACTGATACTTTAATATCAGATTTGACGTAATCCCTTACTCCTTCTTTTACTGCTTCTCTCAAATCCCATTTGCTTATATTTCTTGTAACTATCCTCTCAATATTATTTTGTGCAAAAGCAGTTTTTACTTGCTTTTTAACCTCTTCTTCTAAAAGTTTCTGAGCCATTTCACGAATGGTATTCTTATTCAACCCAGCTTCATTCATCATTTGTCTAATTTCCTGTCTTAATGCAATTTCTTCCACTCTCATTCAGTCCCACCACCCTTCACAATTTCGATCACCTTACCAGCAAGGCAGATTGTGCAATCAGCTTCTATACATTCCTCCCGAAAACAATCTGGGCTGATATTTGATTCCATCATTCTCTTGATCTCTTCCAGCTGCTCCACAACCTTATCAATGTTATAGGCTGTTGGTTGTTCGACAATTCTGTTTCGTGCAAAGTTATATAGTGCTTTATCCATTTTATCTGATGTATTCCATTCTTCTAATCTTTTAAGCACTAAATCAGCGTCAATCAGTCTCATGTTTCTTATCCTCCTTATATGAGTGTTCTGGAAGTGGTTTCCACGCCACAATACTGTCTTCCGCATAATAATACCCAGTTGAACTGTACCATCCACATCCCAAAGGCTGTCCCAATACCGTCACTGGCATCTGGCAGATTCCGTATTCTGCAATATAAACCTCTTTACTCTGCTTGAAAGTAACCAAATACCGCCCATACTCTGAAGGTTTTTCTTTTGCTGGAATCCAACCGTTTTTCTTTTCATCCTCTTCCAGATCTGCTAAAAGCGTATTTACAATATCAAGTGCACTCCCTGGAAGTCCTTGCTTATACTGAGTCTGCTTTTCCAGATCCAGCTTGTACTGCTTAAGTCTTTCTTTTACCCTGCTCACATCTCTCCCTCCTCAACGTCCGCTCCGTAACATGCAAAACAGCAATTCTGTCATGGACTTTGTTCTTATTCCCTGCCTGCAAGGCAATACAACTTCCAGCTTCCAGTCTCTATCCTCGCTTAATGATGTAGGATCTTTAAATTCTTCCGTTGCTTCTCCCCAGAACGGAATAGGAACCATAACGCCGTAATAAATTGATGAATCTGGGTGTTTTTCGCGCATGTAATTAGCAAATTTACCACTTCTAAAATCTGGCTGAATTTCTTTGTAACACTCCATCGTAGTTACTATATAGTTCTTTTCTCCAAAGAAATTCAAACCATTACCGCTATAAACATCTTCCTTACAACTTTTGATCTCATAGCAAGTGAATATACCTTTTTCTATTCCGGATACAGAGTATTGATTTGCTGGGCAAAACTCCATATAATCCACTCGTTTTGCCTTTGATGTCCATGGATCAATGCTAACCTCGCTGGCCCAGTGCGACCCAGCTCCGCCAATACGAGTAGATACAAGTAGTTGTCCAAGGAACTTGGTTGTTTCTGCTCTTGTCATTTCCTTTCTTTTCTCACTTTCTTATATTTGCAATAATGCCAAACACAAATGACTTTATATGCGTTTTTCTTATACTCTTCATTCATGCACTGACCGTCTTTTGTGTCGTATATACATTCCTTACAATATCCAGGAGCATCTGGGTGCAGGATTATCTTGGCGCTCATTTCTTTTTCCTCAATAACTGCTGCCGAATCAGATCATACTCCTGAAGCAGGTTCCGGTCTTTGTTTCTGCTGAGGGTTCGGTCTGTAGCTCTTAGATAATATCTGTCGTTTATCCTTCTTCCTTCAGCTGCGGCGCCGTACAAACTCCCGACTGTTCGGTTCAGCCTTTTTGATGCTTCTTCTATGGTTACTGTCTCTTCTGATTCTTTTGTTATGTCTTCTGTGATCTCATATAATGTCATAGCCAATTCCTCCCGAAGATCTTCCGAAACTGTTCCCTGCTGCCGATCTGGTTCTCAAAGGCTTCCTGGCCCTGGCGGTGAAGCTCATCCATTACTGCTTTGTCTCTATGTACGGCATGTTTACCACTCGAATGACACTCCAGACACAAATAAACCTTTAATCCATATTTTTCTGATAGTGTCCGATTCGGACCACCAAATATATGATGTTCTTCAGTATGTCCGTATCTGCCGCACAAGTAGCACCTGCCCTTTCTGCTTCCAAGAATACTTGGTGGGTGGGACATTCTTTTTTTCTTCTTTTCACCTTTCGGAAATTTTAGTCCGCTCATAGTTTTTCCTTCTTACCTTTTCTTTGTTTTCTAACTGAACGGAAGTTCTTCTTCAATTCCGTCTGGAATGTTCATGAAGCCTTCTGTACCTACATCTGGAGATGGCTGCGGAGCATTCTGCTGGCTGCTGCCGGATCTGGAATTTTTGCTTTCGGCAAATTCCTGTTCTTCTACCACAACTTCTGTAGTGTAAACCTTCTGCCCGTCACGGTTTGTGTAGCTTCCAGTCTGAATACGTCCTGCAATTGCAATCTTCGTTCCTTTTCGAAAATATTTTTCTGCAAACTCAGCAGATCTGCCAAAGGCTACACAAGAAATAAAGTCAGCTGTTGCTTCTCCATCTCTTTTGATTTTTCTATCTACTGCCAGTGTGTATCTGGTAATTGCTAAAGAATTTTCTACAGAGGTGTATCTTACCTCTGGATCTCTTGTTAAACGTCCCATTAAAATTACTTTGTTCATCTCTTAGCTCCTTAATCGTCTTTATTATCATGCAAGAGCCAGGCGATTACACCAAAGGCTCCAATCAGCACACCAACACCCATTGCAACAATTACATCTACCATTTATTTCATCCCCATTCCATACATTTTTAAAAGCTTCTGGATTATTCTTTTCATATAATTCTCAACCCGTTACTTATCTTTGCAGATCTTACAGGTTTTATCCTCCATCTATTTTCCCTCCATGGTTATCTTCTGTCCGCACCATTTGCAGTAGCCGGCAAAAACATCACTTTCGGTTAAATAGTTGCCGCATTTCGGGCATTCATATTTTTCATTTGAAACTACAGTGCAAATCTTAATTACCTTTTTAGGTTCTTCTTTATCCTCGCATTCCGCTAACTTTTCGCAAACTTTCTCTAAAAATTCGCAATCATCCTTGGCGCATTGTAGTCCATTGCAAGGATCATTGAAGCATTCAGGAAAATAAGCTCGATCATTTTTGTTTCTTTTAGTTAATCTTTCCACCTACTTCACCTCCTGCAATTTTCTCCTGGCGAATGCTTCTTAACAAATCTTCAATACCTTGGATATAGCCATCATAGAAACTGTTAACGTTTTCTATTTCTCTACACCTTTTTCTTCCAGCTTCTGCCTGGATGTTATCCGCAATTTTCTCAATTTCTTTGTATGTCTCTTTTTCCATTGTCTCACCTCGTTCTGAGGAACCTTGTCAACATACTTTTTCTCCACTGCTGCCATGGTTGCGTTTCCCATTTACTGCAGCTATGGTCATCTCTGATCCAGATTCCTTTCTTGTCACAGAGAAGATCGTCATTGTGCCTGCAGGTCTTACAGGTTCTATCTTCCATCTTGCTATTCATTTTCCATCACCCCTCGTACCTATTCCCTGTTAAATCCCATTTCTTCATAAATGTTATAATTTGCCAGGTTCTCAAACTCTACATCAATGTCCATCTCCTTATGTGCAAGCTCGTAAGCTTTCGCAACTCCAATCCGGTCTACATAATCCATTGCTGCTTTCCAGTTCTTTAGGAATTTTTTGTTTGCTTTTGTAAATCCCCATGAAAACTTAATCGCATACAGGGAAATGATTATATTTGTTATGGTAATATAGTCCTCTGCCCGCTCCAGTTTCTCCTGAGCTTCTCTGATCACAGCGTCTGTTACAGCTTCTGTTTTCTGCTGTTCCATCCTTTTCAAGTATGTTTGCAATATAGAAGCCTGCTGCCCGGTCATCCCTGCTACCTGAGCCACTGTTAGATTAAGGTTCAATGGAACCTGATATTTTTCCTGCATCTTTGCCTGGCGCCTTCTTTCTGCTCGGGTCATACTATTTCACCTCTTCATCAGCAGGCATTACAAATATTCTGATCTTCTCCGGATGCCGGACTGCCACCTGGATTCCGCAGAGTACATGGACTGCTTTGGCTTCTGTACTGTATCCACCAAGAATATCTCCTTCCTTTTTGTCCTTAGTATGTAGCAGGATCTGAAAGGATCCATCTGGCAGGCGGACTGTCGTAGTTACTTTCCCAGTTATGTCTACCAATTGACCACTTTGAGTTCTAATTTTCACAGTTCTGTTTCCTCCATTCTGACAATATCCTGGTTGTATTTACAAGATTATCTGTGTTTTCCTTATATGCTTGTTTTCTCTCAATTCCCAGAAGTATTTGATTGAGTTTCTCCACCTCTGTTTTTGGAATTTCAAAGGAAAAATTAAGGTTGTATGGATTTCCCTTTGGCTTATAGCGTGTTATTCTGCACTTCAATAATTTCAACCATTTGGGCGGATTCTCATGCCAAAGCTCTTTATATTTCTTTTTTCGGATTCTTTTATTCATATCTGTCCCTTTCCTGAAGCGGGGTACAGATCGTCCCCCACTTGTTTTGCTTTACCACTTCTAGCTCTCTTTATAATCTGCAGCCTGGTCAGATCATACTCCAATAGTAGTTTTCGATCCTTTTCTTTACTAAGCTCTACATCCACCGGTCTGATCCGGTATTTTCCCGCGACTTTTCGGCCTTCCATGGCTGCAAGATATAGACTGTCAACCGTTCTTCCAAGAAACTTTGAGGCTTCTTGTATTAATATTGAGGGTTCAACTACTTCTCCCTCTATTGTTGTAATCTCATACAGCTTTTTTCTTGCGCTCATAGCCAGCTTCTCCCGAAGATCTTCCGGAACTGTGCCCTGCTGCCAATCTGGCTCTCAAAGGCTTCCTGTCCCAGTCTGTGAAGCTCATCCATTACCGTCTGGTCTTTATGTACTGCATGTACTCCAAACTGGTGGCATTCTTGGCACAGGTCTACTTTTAATCCGTATTGTTCGGATAATGTTCTGTTAGGTCCGCCAAAAATATGATGTTCTTCAGTCTGTATGTACCGTCCGCACAGGTAACATCTTCCTTTTCGGCTTCCGAGAATGCTGGCCGGATGGGACATCCTTTTTTTCTTCGTTTCTTCTTTTGGAAATTTAAGTCCGCTCATTTTTTTCCTTCTTTCATCTTGTCCGAGTCGGACATTAACTAAATGGCAGTTCCTCTTCAATTCCATCCGGGATATTCATGAAACCATCAGGTCCCACATCTGGTGATTGTTGTGGAATATTCTGCTGACTGCTGCCAGATCCAGAGCCTTTGCTTTCTGCAAATTCCTGTTCTTCCACAACGACCTCTGTAGTATAAACTTTCTGTCCATCACGGTTGGTATAACTTCCAGTCTGAATATGTCCCACAATAGCAATCTTCAAGCCTTTCCGGAAGTATTTCTCCACAAACTCGGCAGATCTGCCAAATACTACACAAGGAATGAAGTCTGCCGTTGCATCTCCATCTTTTCTGATTTTTCTATCTACTGCCAGTGTGTATCTGGCAATTGCCAATGAATTTTCTCCAGAGGTGTATCTTACCTCTGGATCTCTTGTTAAACGTCCCAGTAAAATTACTTTGTTCATCTCTTAGCTCTCTCCTTCCATATTGCGTTAGCCTCCTCTTTGCATCCTCTTTCCATGTAATAATCGTACAGGAACTCTTTCTGCGCTTTTGTGTACTCTCTGACCGAATTCTTTGTCGGATAAGCAATTCCCTGGCTCGGATTGTGTAAGAGAACCCACCCTCTTTCGACGAGCCAGTCTCCTGCTCCAATCAGACCAACATTACATTTTGTCTGCAAGTCAATATCTCCGTCCATTGCTTCCTCCGGGAATTTTTCGTTCATATAATTCTGCGCCCAATCCTGATGCGCTCCCCATTCCACTCCATGAAAAGTTCCGTTCGGTTCTAACCATCCATAGTCCTCTGTGATGTGATCTTCTTTATCCATCATTCGTGCCATGAAACTGTCGAGCGCATCCTGCTGTCTATCCTCCGCAGTCTCTTCTCCAAGTTCCTTTCGTATTGCTCTTTGTGTGCTTTCCGACATGTGGCCCATTGCTACGTCCCATCGTTCGACCATGCGCCGCAGGTTCTCCTCTGCTTTCTTCCGCCTTTCGATTTCTTTCCAGATGTTCATGCTCCGTGGCATCTGTTCTTCTTCTCCCGGTTCGTATATTCCGAGATGATATGTACCTGCTGTCGTACTTCCCTTCAGAGCGGCGCGGCCGAGCAGAATGTCCTCTGCATATCTTCTGATCTGTGCCTCCGGTGTATCTGTTCCGGTCATGCTGTCCATCAGAATTTTCATTACAGTCTCATAGCTTTTCTCGCCTGTGTAAAACCACTCCCTTGTAATCTCTGTAATAAATTCTCCATTAATATCAAATACCAAATTACCCTCTTTCATTTTTCTTTCCTTTCATATTTCTCTCATTCAACTCCACCGCCTCTTACAATTTTTATTGCATCCGCAAGAGAAACAACATTTTCAGCGTATTCTCCGTTTTTAGGATTGTTGTAAAATTCTTTGGATGTCGCCGCAAAAAATGATTTTTCATCCAGTTCTTTTACAGTCTTGTCCAAGTCAAAAGCTGTCGGCTGTTCGTCCACAATATGAATATATCTGTCTATAATCTTCTGCATTGGTTCACCTAAGATGTTTTTAAGTAACATATCTTTTTTCAGTTTGTCTGCATCTATTAAACGCATTTTTCAATCCTCCTTATACGGTTCCGGAAGTGGCATCCAGGCATTGACATACAAATCATGTTCAACAAAACTCTCGTCTTCGTCACCAACTCTAAACGTACCGCCGTCATCATCGTCGACTGTATATCTTCCAATCATCGGTAGCGAAAAGTTAAAAAACGATACCAGAATGTGTTTATCCGGGTCGGGCATCCTCTCACCGACTGGAATCCAACCGTTTTCTTTTTCATCCTCTTCCAGATCATCCAGAAGACTATTTACGATATCCAGCGAACTCCCCGGCAATCCTTCCTTGTACATCGTCTGTTTCTGCAGTTCCTGTTTATACTGCAGCAATCTTTCTTTTATCCTACTTACCATCTTGCTTACCTCACTTGGTTCTGAGAAACCGAATCATAAACCGTTCTTTCCAGTCAGGCTGCCATTTTCTGCAGCTGTAATCATCTTCTACCAGTATGCCCTTCCGATCACACAGCCCATTATCATTATCCTTGCAAGTCTTACATGTTCTATTTTCCTGTTCTCTGGCCTTACGTCTCATTTCTGCCCTGTTCATTTGCTTTCCCTCTGTACTTCCTTTAAGAATTCAACCAATTCGCTTTCACTATTTGGGAATTTATTGTATCTTCCATGCTGTGTCCATTTAGGTATTCCTGATTTTCTTTCCGGTTCAGGTCCTCCGATCAAATGCATGTAATATGATTCTGTATTATCTGATACCCACTGGCTATGAACAGTATCCCGATCATATTCTTCTGCAATAAGTCTTGCGCCATTTGCAAAATCATATTTGTAGTACCTGACGCCAATATGTTCATCTGTATACCAAAGTCCCCAGGCTTTATAATTTCTCAGCCATTCTTTCCTCTGATCATTATTTCTCATCACCGGAAGTGGCAACTGCTCCATGACGTTCTTTCCGTCATCTTTATTTTCATCATCCAGACAATCTCTCACCAGATTCTTGATTATTCTGAGTCCACCGGCAATGAGCTGATATTTCAATATCGTTCTTCCCGGAATTCCCTGATCAGCCACTGAAAGATAGTTTTTCAACTTTTCTTCGGCATCTTGCAGAATATCATCCATTGCAATCATTGATGGAACCGGAATATCTTTAAGCTCCGGTGGCCAAGCTTCTGGTATCAGTTCTATTATCTGCTGCTTTTCGTCCACTATTTTCTTGTTTTCCGCTGCGTTTTCGCAACGTTCGCATTTGTCCGAATCGGACATATCTGATTCTTCAATAACAGGATCTTCCGGTACTATCCGTTTTTGATATTCTGCTGCCATGCGTTCTCTCGATACGTAGCAGACTTTTTCGCCCTGTTCATCGTAAAATACGAAATCATCTTCTTTCGGTCTTTGCACTGCTGCAAACTCCGTTCCCATTACTCTGAAACGCCTTGTATCACCTGTTCCCATGCCTTTATATGCATTTTCCAGGAATACATTTATTATCCTTGCTATGTCCGGCAGAAATACTTCGTTTGCATCATAGTATGGACATTCTTTTTGTGGTTCTGGCATAGGTGCAAGCTTCACCGCTTTTTGTTTCTTTCCATACTTCTCTATCAGTGTTTCAGCCAACTGCTGCCATGTAATCAACTTTTCATCCCCACTACCAGGATTAAACAGGATTCCATTTGATTTTCCCTGATAATTCAAATATCCATTTCTGATCCGCACATCATTGTATATAATGCTGAGCATATAAATGGACATGTTCTTATCCCGCCTTTGAATTCGTTCTGTTGTTGATTTCTTTAAGCTTTCAAAGAATCGTTCGATCTGAATGTCAACATCAATTACCGTTCCATCTTCCGGATGTCTTCTTCGTCCAATTGCTTCATCAAGTGTCAGCTGTCCAGGAATCTGACGTCCTACTTCCTGTTTTTCTTTCAAAGCTTTAACCTCTGGTAGCGTAATTGTTTCATTCTTTCTGTACAACCCCAGAGCCTCATCCTGGTGTTTCTCATCCAGATCTGTCAGTTCCCTTGCCACAGATATATTGATGTTTCCATTTTGAAACTCTTGCATGAACTCCTGACTTAATTTTTTCTGGATTGCATGATATCTTTCTAACTGTGTCCCTGATGTTCCGAGAGTTGCCTGTACCATGCTTCTGGTTGTCCCCTGCAGGTCAACCAGATCACGAAGTTCCTTAATTACCTCTTCTGTGATAAGCGCCTCCTGCATTTTCTCCCAATCACTTTTTTCACGGAACCGGTTCGCCTGGATGATTCCCAGCTTATTGATCAGCTGTTCCACTTTTCCATCTTTATCTTCTGGGAACTTTTCTGTATTCAGATTCACTTTTGTATATTTACAGTTAATCTTCCGGAACTCTTCATGTCCCTCTTCCACAAGCATCCTGCAACACATTGTCCTACAGTGCCCTGATATAATCCTGTCTTTACCATCCACGTCCTCGATCAGAACATCCTGCATAACCCCGAATAAAAGAATTGAGTTTTTCAATCCCTGCAGTTTCTCTGGATCTGTGGAATAGAAATTATCTTTCGATGGCTCCAGTTCAAACACATCCCGATACACTGTATCACTGATATTCTCAGTCTCCGTGGGCTTTTTACGATTATTTACCATGTCGGCCAGATTGAATGCCATCAGGCTTCCCTCCCTTCCGTCCATTTATCCATCATGATTCCTGCTGCCACCAGATACTCTTTTACCAGGCGTTTGTAATCTTTTGCAGCCAACGAACGCGGAGAATACAACGGAATAGGCTTTCTTGCATACGTACATTCAGACACTTTCCTGGAATAACGGATTCTTGTACTGAGAATAGGATATCCTGCTGCCTGTATCAGTTCTGCTCCCTGCTCCTGTGCCAGATTGTTTTTGTCATACTTTGTGATAAAGATCCAGTAATTCTTCAGATCTTTATTCAATTCCTCTTTTGTGTATCCGATCTGATTCACCAGTTCCGGAAGACCTTCTGTGGTATTATCATCAATTTCCACTGGAATCAGAACATCATCACAGGCTGTCAGCGCATTAATTGTGGATATATTAATATCCGGTGCATTATCGATTATGCAAAAATCATACTGCTCCGCCACGCATGCCAGTGCATTTTTGATTCGGAACTGCTGTGGCCGCGTCTGATCAAACATCACTTCCTGGTTTGCCATCAACAGACGCATATTCGCCGGCAATACATCCAGATTGTAATATGCCGTGTGTCTGATCAGCTTTCCCATCCAGTCTTCCGGATGTCTGGCAGTCATAATCCGGTCAATACCTTCTCCATCCTGTGTGCGGCAATTCAATCCTCTGGAAGCGTCCCCCTGTTTATCGTTGTCCACCAGGAGGACTCGGTTTCCCTGCTCCGCCAAAATATAGGCGAAGCTATTGGATGTAATTGTTTTGGCTACACCGCCTTTTAAATTGATTACTGCTATCGTCCTCATACTTTTCCTCTTTTCATCTTTTTATGGTTTTACGGCTCCGTCTATTTCTTTGCTTTCGGTCGGTTTTTTCCATCCACTCCGGCTTTCCACCTTCCGGCTCATCATCAAAATAGATCTCGCCATCATCCCCTCTGTAGTAGTGGAAGTTCATACCAGCTCTTGTTATTGTTCCTATGTATGTCATTGTCCTGGGATCCTGTTCCGGGCGCAGACTCCATCCTTTTCCCCAAAGTTCAGCTATCTCCATGCTTTATCATCTCCTCCTGGAGCCACTGTGAATATGAATGTGTACCGGCAGATGAAGAAACTTCCAGCTTAAGCCTGTCAATAGGCTGGTAAACCTTTCTCCATTCATCCGCATTCTTTATCTCGTTCCCCTTTGTATCCTTAAAGCCACCTGCTGCCAGATCTGATATTCTCAGAACTCTGGATGCCACGAAGGTATCTTTCGTGTGTATACAGATCTCGCAGGAAGAATGAAATCTTGCCAGTGCCTCCGCAAGCGCCTGCAGGTTGCATTGATGATATGTGCTTACCACACATCCAAATCCTTCCCTGGTCACAATCTGTCCATGATGCATGATTTCAATCACGTATCCATATTTTCTCTGTATACATGCCTGGCACTGTTTGTCCGTTTCCAGGTAAATATTCACCTTCATGGTTCTAACCCTCTTCTCTTTAAATTCGTCTGTTTAACCGGATCATTGTGTAATGCCGGTAATTATATCCAGAAACCGGATTCTTTCCCTCATACAGATTCGCTATGTAATAACCTTTCTTCGGCTTTACTTTCTTCGGCCAGCGCTTCAATTCTTTCGGCACTGGTTCCGGGAGCGGCATATTTCTCGAATGGCTATAGCTGCTTTCACTAACTCTTGGTTTTGCCAGGGTACCATCTTTCTTCTTTTCCCTGGTTCTCTCATCCTTAGTGATGTAATCTGCCAACTTTTGAAAATCTTCTTCCGGACAGTTACTCTTTCTGATCTGGGTTACATACACCCCACCGTAGGGCCAGGCTCTTTCTATGAGACTGGCGGTGTCTCCGATATCGTTTATGACAAAATGGATATGCCAGGCTCCCTTGGTTCCTTTTTCAATGTTTCGGATCCAGAAAAGCTCTCTTCCTCTTTTCCTGTAAATCTTTCTTAGCTTGTCCATTACTGCCAAAAACTGTTTCTTTGCCGTGTCCATATCTGGAGGGCGGTTCTCGGGCTTGTATGTGTAGGTGGCCCACAGATCACCTGGGGAAAAATATTCCATTAAGCGGATCTTTGCCTTTTTCGACTTATTCCAGCGGTTTACTCTCTGGATGTCTTCCTGAGTGGTCTTCCTCTTCGGCAATCTCTTCTGCCCCTTAGCTCCATATTTACCATCATGATTCTCTTCCACATACAGGATATCCTTCTTCTGCAGATACCAGGTTTTACGCTTTGTTTTCATACCAAAAGGCTCCTAAGTTTAATATCTTAATCGAGTACCAAACAGGGGAATTTCACCCCTGGTTTTTCCTCGATTTCTTGACTTTTTTGCGGCCCAGTGATACTATGTAATTGGTTGATTACATATGGACCTGAGTCGGTGCACCCCATGCATCGGCTCTTTTTCTTTGGTTTACATAATTTCTGTCTTGGTTCGGTTTTCACGCTACCCCACAACCTTTTCTTCTCATTGCTTCCACTTCCAGCTTGATCTGCTTTGCTCTCCACTGATCGAACTTCTCTGTGTCAAAGAAAATCTTGCTATTCTTCTTTGCTGGATCCAGCTTTCCTGCAAAATCATTGTCCTTGCGGCGGTACACACTCAGTAAGTATTCCTCTGACAGCCCTGTATAGGTTGCCAGATCCGCCAGGGACATAAACGGTTTTGGATATGTCACCTTCCTCACTCCCTTCTTTTATCCCTTTACTCAAATTATCTTCTTCCCATTGAAAGCACAATCAACCCGATTGAATTCAAGAGTGTTGCTGCTGCAATTGCCATTAATGCCATGTTTTCCATATTCTCACCTCACTCTACTACTACCGATATTTCTTATATTGACTTTTTACCTAAATTCTCCTATTCTAGTTTTAATAAACACTTGCTTATCACTACACCCGGAAACGTGGAGGTTAATATGTCCGAAATAACATTAGATAATCGAAGTTTTTCGCTTCTTGAATACATCTACAACAATCCGTACATCTCTTATGCTTCGCTTAAAACTACATTTCCTTCTTATAATGACATTGAAGATCTTGTTCTATCGTTCGATGAGCAACATCTAATCTCACTTAGAGAAGCAAGTTCACTAGAAGCAGACACTGATCAATACGAAACTTATAACCTCGTAGATTCTTCTCACTTAGTGACCATAACTTCCGGAAATGCAATTATTGAACAAGCTAAGCGCCGGACTGATGAGTTTAACACAAAGCTTAAACCACTGTACGATATTGCAGATAAAACAACTTCTTTGGCAGAATCTGCATCTATCCGGGCAGATCTCGCAAAAGAACAAGCCGATAGTGCAAGAAAAACATCTATTTCTGCTAAATTCAAAGCTAATTTATCCTTTATCCTTTCAGTCATTACCGCAATTTGCAGTCTTCTGGCTAATGCAGACAAGATAGTACATAACGTCCAAAAGATACTATCTTATCTAGGTTTGCAATAAATAGAATGAAAAGATTTAACAGGTTAAAATACAAGGCTATTGTGTAGTTCCGATCGATAACTTTGTTGTCATGCTCTATCCGTTCTTCTTCTGTCATATCTCTATATCGTTTTCTTTTTTTCGTATTCTCATCTCCTCTGCAAACAAATTCACCAGGGAACTGATCAATTTATTTCCGGTTCATCAAGTTGATTCACACGCCCTTCTGCAACCAGCACACCATCTTTTGTCCAATACTGTATTACTGTTTGCAGAGGGGTTCCTTTTCCATTTTTCTCCTTTACGGTTTTGACTTTTATCATAGGAACTTCTTTAGCGTATACTATTCCACTATGATGCAACTTCTCTCACCTCGCTCATTTCTGGCGCTCACCAGCTCCGCCAGGGCACTCATCATTTCCGGAACTTTTTCATCTCTAATGGATTTGTCTGAAATTTGAAGTTTCTTCTGGATCCATTTGCAAGTCTGGATTATTGTTTCATCCAATTCTTTATTTTTGTTTTTACCAACTGCCTCCCGAAGTTTAACTACTCTAATTGTTCGTTTTTCCATTCTTCTCACCTCGCTTTCTGTCGATATATCTCGAACGGTATTTCTTGACTCTTGGACCTTCTTCCTATATTCTTGTCTTACAGGGCAACGCCATGCCTGAGTTTTTAGATAGGAGGTGGCCCTATGAACAAGCAACTCTTAATGTCACTTATCAACTGTTCTGATGGAGAATCTGTAAACCTGTCTAAGTTTCTTTCCTCTCATCCAGACACACCAACATTGCGTTCTCAATTAAAAGTGCTTTCTGAAGCTAAGTACATTACTGTCCTTTACTCAGATGACGACATTGAAGAAATCGCAATAAACTCCAAAGCATTGAACCAAAGATAATCCTTGTAAGAAGTGTTGCCGGCTTCTTTCCGGCAACACTTTCTTCGTGTTATTCTGCCTTCTGCTCAAGGTTTGCTTCTTCCCACGCTGGACCTCTTTCGTAATATGATCCATTCGGCTGTCTTGTCTTCTTGAAATTCACAGCATGTGTTACATCCGATGTGTAATGGCATGTAGGACATGAATCCTTTCTCTCTGCATTTTTATAGCATGAGCTCTTTTTGCAGGTTGGTACTTCCCCATCACACAGAAATAATGTTTTTCCCATTTTCTTGCCCTCCTTTCTTTGACCTGCACTCTTCAGCACCAGTAGGTCAGCTCTGGTGGACGGTCATTGCTGACCGTTTCGGCTATTTCTTATATTGACTTTTCTTCTCCGCACTTCTATCCTTTAGATACAGGGCACTGCCATGCCCGAGTATTATGAAAGGAGAAAATATATGACTACTTCTGATAAAATACAGCTATTTGGAATCGTGATTTCAGCTTTAACTTCTATCATTGCTATCTTCATTTCTGTTCACACGCTTAGGCAAAATTCAAAAATGATTGAAGATTCTTCCCGTCCATATATTGGTATCTATGGACTAAGCACCTATATCTGTGACCGTTATTACTACATCATTATCAAAAACTTTGGTCAAAGCATTGCACACATAGAATCTTTAACCTATGATTTCGACCTTGCGAAACTTGCACTTCGTGATGGCCTTGATCCCTTTGGCAACATCGATGGCACCTCTCTTGCTCCTGGTCAGTCTTACCGCTGTGCTATTGATTTTGACAAAGTACCTACAGATGAAATCAGTTCTATCCATTTCCATATCAAGTACTCATCAGGTACCCATAATTACGAAGATGAAATCACTCTCAAAATTGATGGAAATCTTGGAAACCTGGAAGCTCATAAAACTTCAAAGAAAATACCAGCCCTTGAAGTAATCTCTGAAACGCTCCAGGATATGCACATCAAATCTTTATAACCTGATACAGCTTTCATTTAATTTTTCCTTGATTTTGGGTATGATAACATTCTCTATGACCTCTGGCGTCCGTTCTTCCTCCGGAAGTTCTGACGCTATTGTTTTTAAAGCAACAGCAGCCACATAATCTGCTAATTCCTTTTTCTTTCCCCTTTTCTCATTAAAAGTTCGTGTCATAAAATACTTCTTTGGTACCGAAATATTTCTTACTACTGATCTTTCCATGTACATATCCTTTAAATCTTTTTGAAGATTTTCTATTTGTTTATCCCGACTTTGATCAGAAACCCAAATATTTTCTGTTGTACTCTTCCACATTTTGTCTTGTTCTAGTTTCAGTTTTCTAATTTCTTTCTCTTTTTTTCTTGCATAAACTGCAAGTAAAATCACGGAGATTGAATTCAAGAACGTTGCTCCTGCGACTACCAGTAATGCTACATTCACCATTTTTCTCACCTCGCTTCCCTGTTACTTTACCAATCACATTGACTTTTTATTTCTTTTCGGTGATTATCCAAATACTATGTTAATCACTAACGCTGCCACGCTCACTACAGCTGCTGCCAATGAAATAATTATTGATTGGCGGCAATTGCTTCTTATTTTGTCCATTTCATGGTCTTTCTTTTTGATTTTTCCACCAATGCAATCACGCCAATTTCCATTTTCATCGAAATGCACTCTTTCCATCCTCTCACCTCGTTTCCCTGTTACTTTTCCAATTACATTGACTTTTTATTTCTTTTCTCCTATTCTTTAGATACAGGGCACTGCCATGCCTGAGTACATAGAAAGGAGCCAAACAGCCAATGAACAAATTAGCAGTAAAGTTGACTGCAGCCGTTGGGAAGTTTGAAACAAATTATAAAGAAACTCTCAACGAAGCAAATCTTGATCAAAATACAATTAATACGCTTTATGATCTTGGTGCAGATATCAAACACCTCATGGATGAAGTGATTGACATTCTGGATGAAGAATAATCTTCCTGAAGAGCAGGTTAGTCCTGCTCTTCTTTGAGATGGATTTCTCGTTTTATCTCATTCAATACATCTCTTAATTCATCTTCCAGCTTAATTGCAGTAGCAATTTTTCCGAGCATTCCTTCTTTATCAACATCTACTGAAATGTACAATTTCTGTTTTTCCATGTTTCTCTCTCCACCTTCTGTTATCCTGCTTTCTGGGTTTCCATGCTTTCTTTCATGATGTTCATTCCTTCGGCTACTCCCAGGAGTCTTTCTTTTTTAGAATCTGGAAGATTAGGAACAATTTCTGAAAGGCGTTTCAAAATTTTTTTCTCTTTTTCTGACATAATGTTCACCTCCTAGTCAAACTAAATGTGGTTTTGTTTTAACCTAGTTCAAATATAATGCTTCTCAGTTGTTTTGTCAAGACATCTTTTTGCAACTCAGTTAATTTTTTAGATTGACTTTGATTATCTTGTGATGTAATATAGGAATCAAGAAAAGAGGTGATTTTTTAATGAACGAAATAACTGGCAGAATCCGTGAAGTGTTTGAACATTCAGGTAAAAATCAATCTGAGTTAGCAAGATGCTTGAAGGTCACTCCATCGTATATATGGAAACTGCTTAATAAAGACGATGTAACTCCAAGCGAACGTTTTATTGATGATATTTGTGAAAAATTTCAAATCAGAAAAGAATGGTTGGAACATGGGGACGGAAATCCAGAACGTCCTTTGGATCGTCAAGATGAGATTGCTAAACTTACGGCAGATCTGTTCAAGGGTGAAAAGAATTCCTTCAAGGAACGTCTTATCTTCGCTCTGGCTAACTTGGATGAATCTGAGTGGGAGCTACTGGAGAAAATTGCAGAAAAGATTGCAAAAGAAAAGGACTAAGGATTTCCTCAGTCCATCAACCTTTTGATGAGTTTGTAGATAAATGATAAAAGTTCATCATCTTCTATTTTTCCTATAAGCTCACGTATCTTTTCCCTTTTTTCTTCTGTGTTCATATGTATAGCCCCTCCGTTCTCGTTTATTCGAACGTTTGTTTGTTTTTAATATACACCATTTATATTTGAAGTGCAATATATTTCACAAACATTTGTTCGTTCAACATTATCTTTTATACTTATTATACGATAAACAGAGGGATTAATTTTGCTTGAAAGCACAATCGTCCAGTGTAATGGACACTTATTTGTACGGTGAATCAAACAGATCTACCATCCCGACTTTCAGAGCCTTGGCAATCCTTTCTAAGTTGTCCAGAGTTGGTGAATACTTCTCGATCATAATATTATTGATCGTAGACTTCGGAATCCCGGTCATGTTCGACAGCTGCCGTACAGATACATTTTTCTCATACATAATTTGTGTTAATAATATTTTCATGACATTATTGTCTACAAATATTTATTATTTATTCTATTGCTAATTTACATTTGGATTAAATAACACTTATGGGAGGGTTTTTACATGAAAAAGAAAATTGCAATGTTTTTATTATCCGGCACATTGCTTGGAGCACTGCCGCTCAATGTATCGGCTGCAGCTACTGGTATGCAAGATGAAAGTATTGGAGATTTAACTTATGAAGTACCTGAAGGCTGGATTGTTTCTTCTGAAACCTCCGATGGTCAGATTACCTGCACTTCTTCCAATAATCCTATTGCTTTTACGGCTGTATTCACTCCACTGGATATGTCTGCCTATGATCAAAGCTTACAAAAAATGCTTCTTTCTACAATGATGAATTCTTTTACAGAAATGGATGGTTATACAGAATCATTTAATCAAGATGGTACCTTCGAATCTAACTATGCTGCTAATTTAAGGATGTTCTCTTACAACAATGGTGATTCTGATGTAACCTGTACTTCATATTCATTGTGCTCACCCGAAGGAATCGCTTTATTTATCATCGGCGGAACTACTTCAATGTTAGATTCCGATGATTATACTACTTTTACTGATATTACATCTTCAGTAAAATTATCAACTTCATCAAGTACTTCCAGTTCTAAATCCTATACACAGTATTCTG